CCTCTCGGAAAACTGGCTCCCCATGTCTTATGATGAAAGAACCAGATTGTCGCCGACAAATCAATAAATTTCATTTTCATGCCCGTCATCTTCTTCAAATTGTTCACATTCACATTCTTTTACCGTGCATAGTCCACGCCGAATAGTGTGAAAGTGTTCAGCGTGTCCACAGTATCCACAAATCGCACTCGGCATATTCTCCCCCATTTAAATCTTGCCCCGTACGTGGGGCGGACGTTCCCGCCTAAGGCCGATTTCCTCCGCATTGCGGAACGGTCGGCGGTTTCCCTACTCTGCCGATGTTGTCGGCGACAAATTGGCCCTCGCGTCCTCGGCAGGCTGTGTCCGATATATTCATGTCGGACTGGAACCTCTTCCCCGAGTATTTAATCCCAGCGAGGATTAAACTGCAAATTGTGCCGGTCTTTCCCGGCTGTCATAACCGCTTTTACACCGACATTTCTTTTAACGGCGGCTCCTCCTAGGGGAGAGGCCGTTAAATGTTCCCTGATTACCAGGCCAGCCGTTCAGGTAGCGGTTAATCACCATCAATACCGTTAAATCGGCACGTTGCGCACGTGCGGGCGTCTCTGCGAGGGGGGCTCATTTCCAGTCAACTATCGCCGTCTGCGTTCGCCCCGTGCCCGACGGCCTTCCGCTAATCACCAGAGAATCTTGCCCCTTTATCGCAAGGGGCGGGCGTTTGTTCTCTACAATGTGACCGGATTCCGAGTCGAACGGTATCCGCACTCATTAGCCTATGAATCACATGGCGCCATAGACGCGCGAACAAATTTAGCCCTGCTTCCCGCCGTCCACCATACGGTGTCAATCTCGGGTCGCTATCGCTCGGGCCAAGCGTTCACATTGGCTAACCAGAAGTCGATACTCCCACCCGAAACGAGTATCTTCCCAGGGGCCTTCATTGCACCCCCCGACCAACGTAAATCTACGCCGCCTAAAATTTTACCCGTTGTCGCACGGGCGGGCGGTGATCGGATCGGCCAGCGTCATTCCCGACCACATCACGGGTGCTCTCGGGTGAACCCGCATACTGGCCACCGTGAAAATCTACTCCGGCTCCTGTGCGGTCCCGGCGTCGGCGTCCAAGATGCCCGATGTTTCAACCTTCTGAATTTCAGACACAGGTTCAACCACCACCGCGTCGTCAAATTGCACCTCGGGGACTCCCTCTTTTCCGCCGTCGTTTATGACGGTTCCCTGGTCCGCTGTGATCGCCCTCTGCATGTCTACGGACATAGGCCCCCACTTCGAGATCAATAGCTTGACGACCGTCTTTAGGGCCATAGCGTCGAAGTTCGTCTTCCACACAGAACCGGGATAGGCGAAACTCTTCGAATAACGCTTCCCGTGTTTTTCAACGTCTTCTGTTTTCATGAAAAGGGCCTTCTCGAACCCGTTGATCAATCGGAAATAGGCGAAGTATCCAATCACCTTGTCGCTCTTTTTGTCCTCTTCGCTGTATGTGATCTCCCCGGTGAGTTTGTTGTGAGCCTTTAATTCCCCCTCATAAACCACGTCGGCGTTGATCGTTTGGTATTGCCGTGATCTCTGTGCCAACTGAACAAACCCCTTCCAGCCCATTTGGAACTGTGCCCGCGTCGTCCCTTCCTTTTTGCTCTGATATGGGACAATGTGGGCAAACCCGAGGGCGGGGTTAATTGGTAGATCCAACGTCGCCGCCATCTCCGCCGCCGAAATTACTGTCATGGGGTCCGCCGTCTTTAGTTGTTGGTTATTGTTTGAGCATGAGATAATCGACGACATGAACCCCGCCGCCCGATTCCCGAGCATGTCCGAGAATCTCTTCTTTACGTCCACCCGTTCCAACAATCCGGCCAGGGTGTTTCCCTTCTTTACGTCTTCCGTCTTTGCCAACGCTTTCGCTACTTCGTTTGTGCTAGACATTTTTAAGCCTCCACTATTTCGGTTTTTGAGATGAGGAACCGTCGTGCGACGTTTTCCTTTCTGAACTGCTCGTACAAATCGGCGTGTTCTTTTTTAAATGCTTCGGTGTCGAATCGGCGAACTTTGGAGTTTGCCCACCGGACCTTCCACCCACGGGCCAGTCCAGTTTCGGCGTCGCCCAATTTTTGGCGCAAAAGGTTTTCTTGCTCCATGATCTGCTTTTCAAGATTGGTCGCGTCCTTGTTCATCCCCTCCAAGGTGTCCAGGATTGCCGACGCCTCATTGTCAAGCTCGATGGTCTTTGATTCATCCGCTTGGGGGAATAATTGGGAAAGTGTGTCTTTGTCTGTTGCGCTTGCCGAAGGTGGGACGTTCTTCAAAACAAATTCATTCCAAAAGTGGACCTCGCGACGTATCAAATCGGAGATGACTTTTTCGTCCCGCTCCACCGTCTTGATCTTAAAATCCTGGTTCCCTATCAATACGGCCACGTAACATTTGGCGGCCCCGGTGACGGCCAAATAATGGAGGGCTTGAATCACGTATTCCCGTGGAACTTCCTCCCCCTCCCATTCTTTGGCTTTCCATGCGCTCGTCGTCTTGCACTCTAAAATTGCATCCTCTTTTAAAACCTTGCGGTCAATGTTGGCCCGGAGAAAATCATATTGGGGATGTGTTATGGTCCGGTTTACGCGGTTAACGACCTTCCCTGTCTGCTCCTCAAACAGTTCCGCCACAGCCTCTTCAAGGCGGACCCCAAGTTTAACCGGAAGGCGGTCGGAAATGTCCTCCCCAGTAATCGCCCCCGTCTTTAATGCCCAAACGGCAAGCGGAGACTTCCAACGGGAAAGCCCAAGGGCCGCCGCCGCGTCTGATCCGCCGAGGTATTTCGTTCTATCGTCCATTGTGTCCCCCACTTAAAAAGGCTGGACCGGATAGGATCATACAGGTCCGGGCGCGCACGATCTCCGATTGTGGGAGGTCCTTATTCCGGAGTGATCCGCCCATGGGAGCCAAAGTTTTCATAATCACATCCTCACCCATTGCCCATACGCCGACGCCAGCCCCATAATGAGGAGGGCCGCGCACAGGAAAATCAAGACAACCGCGCCCATCGCCTTTTTGTCACGCGCTTCCTCTCGGCACAAAAAACACAGCGCGCCGGAAAATTTAACCGGGTTTATCTGACATTTGTAACAGTGTGGCCCGTGGTCCCGCGTTTTGTGTCCTGTATGAGAGATCATTTTACCACCCCGTCCAGATTTCCTGAGAAACAGGCCTAACATTTTCGCGCGCTGTGTTTATGCGTGGCCGAACGTTCCATTTCGCCGCGGCTTCCTGTGCGTCATCCCCCGGCATACGTGCACCGCACTGACAAGCCACAAACCAACCATCTTTTGCTTCTTCAAAAAATGGTTTCCAATAACAGAACGGGCAATAAGCTAAATTTGATTCCAGAAAATCAATTTCGTTCTGGTTTATATATTTCTCGGGTGATGCTGTTTTGTATGCGTCATACCCACTTATGGATTCCATTATTTCACCCCTTCGGTGATTGGAAATTTTCTGATCCATTTTCCGTCAGAAAGTATCCATCCCTTATTTAATCCGTCGGTATCAGAGGTAATCTGGAACATCGTCCAATAGGCTAGGTTTCCAAACCGTATTGCGGCTTGCAAATCACGTTCAGCACGGCGTTCGGCCAATTCGTTGTGCATCGTTTCGATTTCCCGCTCTACTGCTTTATCCTCTATTTTAGTCATGGCATCCTCCGAGTGGATGTTGAAAAAAAATCCCCCTGGGGGAATTGGTTTTACCCAACTCTCGGCCCCCAGGGGATAATAAAAGCCGTCGCACCGATTGGCGCGAAGGCTTGATATTTGAATGCGTGGCCGAGTTCCACACTTGCATACCACAATACTAACTCATGTTTGTTTATTTGTCAAGGGTTAAATAAAAATATTTTTACCGTCGGGCGGAAGAGATTTTGTCATGTCAAAATCTACGAGAGGGAGATTAAACTCGTATGGACATCCGCCCACGTCAAAATCTTAAAACGACCATTGCCTTCGGATTCCCGTCGGAATATCCGCCCATCACGTCAAGGCGGTTCCTGAACCCATAGCCAACGTAGGCCCCCCATTCCCGCGACTCTCGGTAGTGAAACGGATTGGCCGAAATCCCGGCGAGCCAGCGGTCTGACCGCGGGGCGGGCGGGAAAACAGGGAATTGAGCGCTTAACGAATCCTGAACAACTGAGACGGGCCCCCTCTCCTCTACCGTCTCTCGTTCAATACGTCCAGGCGTCTCCACCACACGCGTTACGATCCTCACAGGGCCTTCCACGCGCACGGTCCGTGTTTGTTTAATAATCGCCGGGTTCCGGTAAACCAACTGATTTTGAGCCAGGGCGACGTGTTGGAGGTAACAGTAAATTAGGAGGAGGACGAAAGCCCCCGCGCCCCCCCATGCCGCCACGGCCCGCCAGCGGATGCCGACGGCCCACGGCAAAAGTTTAGCGGCCAGGAGGTGGATCATTTTTCCCCTTGAGGTATGAGTCCAATACCGTCCCGCCGCCGATTAATCCGGACGACAAGAAAGCGCATGTTAGCCAGTCTGTCGCTGTGATTTTTCCAAAACAAAGGAATGCCCCTGCGCAAACGAACAAATAAACTGCAAAAGAAACTTTTCTAGAACCTTCAAATTTTATTATTGTCATCATGGATTTCATATTTTCACACAAGTTGTATTCGGTTTACGACTACGCGCGCATTCAGTATAATGGCGACATGGGAGTATTGAATGATGTCACAGGTAAACAATTTGGGCGTTTGACTATAACGAAATGCCTCACCAATGGGCATCGTGATACGTTTTGGGAATGCATATGTTCTTGCGGGACTAAAAAAACTATCAATGCTCGGAACATTGTATTTTACGGAACGCGCAGTTGTGGGTGCCTGAAGGTCGAATCCCTCATAAAAAGAACGCGAACTCATGGGTTTTCTGCTAACGGACAGACTCGAGAATACAGGGCATGGGCATGTGCTAAGACTCGATGCTACAATAAAAAAGACCATGCTTATCCACGATACGGAGGACGTGGGATTTCTATGTGCCGCCAGTGGAAGAATGACCCAGCGGAATTTGTGCGTGACATGGGACCATGCCCACCGAAACACCGAATAGACCGCATCGATTTTAATGGCAATTACGAGCCTAAAAATTGCCGGTGGGTTGACACAAAAACGAGCGGGAGAAACAAATCTTCCTCTATCATCTTTGAATGGAAGGGTGCGCAAAGATGTATTTCCGAAATTGCATAAATGGAAAACATATCTCACAATTCCCTTCGCGCTAGACACAAGAGAGGCCAATCCATTCACGATTCCGTTGAGGCACTGAAAAGGTAATCCTACCTTACGCCCGTCATGGAGCAGAAACAACGCCAAAAGACGCTTCATTGTCTAATCCTCTTTCTAAAATCTTCCATGTTGAATTTTGATCCCGGGCATGTTTTTCGTTTCGCCACAGGGACGCCACCAATCGCCTGGGCCTCCCAATGACCGATAACATTTTCGGGCGGTATTCCGAATTGATCCATGAGCGATCTACAAAGCCGTGCCAGCAATTCCAAAGAATCATTGGGCGGTGTGGCCTGGTCGAAGTCCCCAATAAGGCAAATACCTACCCCCACCTTGTTTAGGCCCATCTCGATGGTGTGCGCTCCGTCTTCCGTGAGTGTCCGGCCAACGAATATTTCCGCTCTTCCACTGATCCGATCCACGACAAAATTGTAGCCAACATCCCGCCACCCATTGACGTTTACGTGATAGTCCCTGATCGCCTGAAAATTAACGTGGGTTGGATGGTCCGCCGACGCTGAATGATGGACGACAATGTGCGTTTTTTTAATTGGCATTTCCAACCACCTTTTTCTCTCCCGGTTTGGCGATATCCGCGCACAGCTCCCAATCTCCCCGGTCACACTCCGAGCATGTCCCGAGGACAACCGCCGAATAAGCCGTTCCGCACCGACGGCAAACAGTGATGGGGCTCCCCTCGATCAATGGGGTGGGACCTTGATTTCCATCGACGGGATGAACCATTTCATAAATGCGTAGACCATCCCAGACGCCCCGCCGATCGCCATAATGGCCCCCGCCACCTTTAATGGGAAAGCCCACAAGTTCCCGATCTGTTTTTCCGTCGCTGTTATTCTTGCATCAAGCCGAATAAGCGTTTCGTTTAGCGTCTCACAAATCGTTCTGATCTGTTTCATGTCGCCAGCTAATCCGTCGCTCATCCGCTCAAAACGCATTACTGCGTTTTCAAGATTTTGCATGTTGGCTTTTACCATCTCAGTTTCGTTTTTGTTTTCCTGGATAGATCGCCAAAAACTATCTCGATATGGACCAGCGAAAAGAACGTCATCGTCTCGTCGTGTCCCATGGCGTTCTTCATCGGCCATATAAATCGGCGTCCTGGTGAGTTAGTGACGTCATTTTATATCCTGTGCGCTCCCCATCCGATGAGGAAACGTCTGACCTCACCGTTAGGAACAAATTGAGGCCCGTTAGATGAGATGATGTATAACTTTTCGTCTTTTGAGGTTCTGTCCTGGTATGAGCCAGCGTAATTGGAGAAAAGATGTTTCCCAGGGACACCACTTTCAAGAGCGGCCCAGGCTATGAGTCGATCTCCATAGCAAAATAATCGAGATCCGGCTCCACGGTAATATGTGACAGTGTCGTTATTTGCTGAGCCGAGCGGGACAACATTCCCAGCTATTTCTGCTGTATGGAATTGTGAACTGTGGAATGTCGCCGCCGGGTTTGTTATCATTTCTCCGACGGTCATCATCACGGGATATTCCAGGTTTAGAATTCCGTCAGAGCTCCACGTAATTGTGATGTCGCACATCGCTGGATGTTTCCTGCCAGATCCGAACGTATAAACCCGGCTTTTCGTCGCGACGGGTGTAACAAGATCAGCCTTATGGGCCAGCGTGCTGATGTGTCGGATTGTTATCATCGTTCCGCTCGCGTAGGTTCCAGTTGCTAGGGCTGTTTGGTCGACCTCGTTGACGTAAACAGTCAGGGATGTCGTGGTTTCTTTGCTCTGTGCGCTATTATCGGAATGATTTTCTCCCATGAATTGGTAATCGGAAGATCCAACCGGAGCCCAGTGCGGGACGTAACACTGCGCAGTAATTCCAGTTTCGTGTAAAACATAATTGACAGGGATCATGTGCACATCCGCTGTCCCAATATTCCCGCCATTGACCGACGCTATCCCCTCGACCTGACATCGAGCGGCGGACGAGGCCGTTGGTTTTGTCCCAGTGGCCTCAACTAGGATGGTATGGGCTCCGAACGAAAGATCATCGGCAATCACCGCACACTCCGATTGTGGGGCGGATGAAAATCCGCAAATATACCGTTTCCCCACGTCGGACGCGCGGCAAAATCCACCCGCATAATCGTCTGCCGTAAATGCGGGGAGTCGGGTAGCCCGCGTAAAATCTCCATCAATGGATACAACACCAAATCCACCGTTTGTTGTGTTGAATGAACGGATCGCAACAATAGATCCCGTCACGCTAACCGAGATTGTATCACCAGCCGTGACGGAATAGGAATTCCCTGTATCCTGGAACGCCCCAGTGGAAACGCCAGCCGGACTCGTCGTCCAAGTGCCAACTTTCGTACATGCTCCGTGCCATTTATGGAGTCCTGGTTTTGCTATGCAAATATCACTGATCGATGGGACCATCTGAGCCGCTACTTTAGTCCCGATAAACATCCCGTAATAAAAACCGTCGTCCAAGGGAACATAGATTTGGCGTTCCCCAACTTGACGAGACGTTGCTAGAGTCGTCGGATGGACAAATAGGTAACTTGTCACCGTCGACGGGGCAGTGGTATCGACATCGCGCTCACTGGTTAAAACGTCACCAACTCCGGCAGTTTTATAGGCGGAGACAGACGCGCCGGTCCCGGAAATTGACGTCAATTTTGCACGAACATAAAGCCACCCCATCCATGACGCATCCATCTCGAACCTTGAGGATGTTTGCGTAGGCCCGAGATTAAGGTTAATCGTCCCGGCTGTTTGCCACGTAGAATTATTATTTGATACCTGAATTTCAATAATTGCCGCTCCGGTACCCGACGATGTTTTTCCGTTGGCCTCTACGGCCATGATGCCACCTTCGATCATGTCGGTCGATGTCCCAGCTCCCGTCGCCCCCGCCACCGTTGCCTCGTTCAGAATCCGAACTTTTCCGTCAACGCTTAACGCCATAGTGTTTCTCCTTTAGTCATATTATTCACCCCGCAAATAGTTTTGATGAAGAGTGGATTCTTGTGTTTTTGTACACAGATTTCTTTGCTCGAAAAGACCACCACACTTTTGTTACCCCATCAGATTCAGATGGGAATACAGCCGATGCTAAAATCTCATCATCAGTAAATGCCATATAATAAAATCCAGGCAATGTACCGACGGCAGTTGAGTATTGATTAGGGTGCGCATAGACAATATCACCGGATACTCCATTTGATGCAATTATGTAACTCCGACCGTTCGCCGTTTGCTGTTTCCAGCATGTATACACATACCCTGTATATGGATCTATTTGGGCGTAAGCGGCAAAGCTTCGCGTAGCGAACGCGCCGGATTCTGTGGAACCTGGAATAAATGGGACGATATCGGAGCACCCGCGAGGAAGCTTATATAGTCCGGTTTCGTGATCGTCCGACCCAAGCAGAATCCCCTCGGGGACGGGGACCCCAGTGGTTGGCTGTAGTTCTCGTATGACACCATCGGGTCGCAAAACAGTTTGGCAATGAACTGGCGTCCACGATGAACCATTGTTATCTGAATATTCAACTGATTTTCCTGACCCTGCGGAAGTTTCCTCGTGATGTGAAATGTATATGCGGTCTCCTGCGTACCTATCAAAAATTGCGAAATGAATATGCCTGTCATTTTTACCGTCGGAGTCTAAATCTCTTATCACAGACCACGTGTTTCCGTAATCTTCAGAGAGCCACACATACCGACTATCAGTAAATGGTGTTCCGTAATGTGTGGCAACCACTTTTCCGGTCCCGTTAAAATCAACACCCCACGGCACAAAATACGCTGTCGTCGGTGATGTCAAAACAGATGTCCTGCTGATCGATCCAGTTCCCCATCCTGTCGTCCGCCAAATGTCCAAATTCCCAACAAGGAGGATTTCTCCGCCGTTCGACGGGATTATAAAACTCAGCCCTTGAGAAAGTCCTACCCCTCCCACCTGAGACCATGTTCGCGCACCGTCGGTCGATCTGTATAATCTCTGAGCATCGTCTCGTCCGTATACATACCCGTCGTTTAGCCTCGAACAAATAACCCTGATCCCATTTGCGGGAAGCTCACGCCATTCCACGTCAGATAGATTTGAAAATGGCATGGTTATGGTTTCAGCAAAACGTATGCGTTAGTGATCGCAAGATAGTCTCCTGCCGCCGAAACTGTCCCGTGCATTTCTTGGAGTTGATCGGATGTTGTATCAACCGCTCGCTGAATCAATGAACCAAGTGCCGCCGCCGTCCCATCAACCACCGCCTGCCCCTGTTGTCGATTTGTTGCGCCGACGTTGTTCCACGAAACGTTAGACCGTAACGATGCGGATGTGGTAGCCCCAGATCCTCGGCACATAAGCGATCCGGCCAAATTAACTTGGACTGTTTTTGTAGCCGCCGTAGCTCCGCCCTCTTTTGCTATGTAGTTCTTACAAGACCCGTTAACACCCATTATTCCGCCTGGAATAGTCATCTCATACAGTTTTGTTATTGTTGTATACGCCGCCCCAGCATTTACAGATTCGCTGGACACGGATTGAGATAATGGATAGGTGAACGTGATCGTATTTACATCAACTCTCGAAAATCCTGGATACCAGCCCGCCGCGATAGACGGGCTACCAGGGAAATAAAAATCAAACCCATCCAATGATCCGCCTCCCGGTACCCCATGCGCAGTAGCCGTTACAGTAACGGTTGTGTCTGTTTGCGCGGCCGTGCTAGAGGCTACCAAAGAGGCTAAGAGTTTTGGTTTAAAATTGTCCCATTCGATTATCCTAACAACACCTGGCATAGCCGCATGTTCTGCCGCGTGTCCGGCCAGATCTGAAGAATACGCAACCCCTGGAACTGTTGAAGTGGACATTGTGTTTTCCTTTAAGCCGCGATAATTACAGAGACTTTCGCGCCAGTCCCGGAAATGGAAGCCACGTTGGCTCTCACGTAAGACCACGGAGCGTCCATCACGAACCCGTCAGAAGTCTGCGTTGTCCCGAGAGTCAGCCCAATTGTCCCAGCCGTCTGCCACGTCGCGTTATTGTTCGACACCTCGATGGTAATGCTCGTCGCCCCAGACCCCGATGTCGTGGTTCCGTGTGACTCAATCGCCACGCGCCCGCCGCCGATAAGCCGATTAGACGCCCCCGCCCCCGTCGCCGTCGCGTTGTCAAGAATCGTAATGTTCCCGCCGTCATTTAAACCCATAATTTTCTCCTTTAGTCATATTTTTAGTGTCCCGTTCCCGTGTTGCTTCCACGTCGCACAAATTTGGTGGTTCCGCGCTCGTCCGTTGTCTGGTCGTAAACGTCTCCCGGGGACGTGCTGGAAGTTTCTGTTTTAGAATTAAAATTAGTCACTTGTATCCCCCCATAAAAAGGCTAAAATATCTCCATGGATGTCCTGTCCCAAGCGTTTCTTGGTGTTGGTAGTTTTCTAACAACCGCCGTATTTTGGATGTCCGGTTTAGTCGCCATTTGGGTAATCGCCAGTATCCCAGAATTGGTAATTCCATGGCTAATCAAGACGCCTTTTGGACGAGATGTTTTCCTTCCGTTTAAAATAATCGTTCGCAAGTTCCGCAAGGGAATTTGTAAGGGCTCTGGGAATAATTCTCCGAGTCGCTCCGCCTCCAGCGATTAAACTGCCAAGCGCAAGCGGACTCGACAATCCCGCCGCTAGCGTTGCCCCAATTGCACCCTTTCCAGTTTCACCACGCGTATAGCCAGTTCCAAAAATTATCGACGGCAAAACAGTCGACCTAAAATAGGCAGGAGAATTGTCTAAGTTTCTTGGGAAAATGCTTCTGAACCTACTCCCGGCTTTCGCAATGGCATATTGTTTGTTTGCCGCTGCAAGTTCTGGGCTTTCCTTCCCAAGAGCATCCGTAAAAGTCGATCTGATTTTTCCATAGAGTGCCACAAGCGGACGGTTACGCTCTGTTTTTGCCGCTGGCATGAGAGCTATGTCGAGGGCTTGCTTTGCCGTCTGAATCTGGCCAGCTGTTACGCCGTCGCCGTTTCCCAATCTCTCAAACGTGCTGAAGACGGTATTTTTTGCGTCAGTTTTAAGAGCATTAATAACGGCAGGTGAGGCGTCATTAATATCTATCCCCGCCTTTGTTGCCGCCTCTTTCCATGCGTTTTGCGCTTTCGTCCATGTGGATGGTAAAATAGACTTTGGATTTTTAAATAAAGTGGCCGCATCCTTTGGCGCTATTTTTGTCACGATCTGAAACAAGTCCCCGGCTGGTTTTTTAATCATTCTCCCAACGGCCTTGGCCGCCGGATTCAATACAAAGCTCCCAATTGCCTCACCCGCACCGTTTACCATCCCTTCTTCAGCCACCTTCTTCGCCGCTTCTGTCGATGTTTGTGGAGCATCAATCCCGAGAGCGCGGGCGGCCATTTGACGATAAGACTCTCCCGCCGCCCCGCCCAATGCCGCCGTCCCAATTGCCCCCGGCCCGAGTTCCGCCCCCATGATTCCGCCAACAACTCCACCAATTACGGGTAAGGTAGATGATTTTACAACCGACTCGGATGCCCTTCTGAGGAATGATTTTTCTTCAGTTTTTGGAGTTTGATAATCGTTCCATGGGCCAGCGTCGCCCTGGTAATCTTCCCATGGCCCGCTCATTGAACTTTCTCCCAACTCTCTCTCGAACCAGGATTCCCGCCTCTGAACCGAAACCCTTTTTTAATTGTGCCGATTGCAAGACCACCGTCTCCACTTGAAGATCCATTGTCCCCTTTGAATATCGACGGAGCAATATCCAAAGTTTCGAAGCCGGAAACGTCATACCCGGACCGACCAAGCGTCTTTCTGTCGTCTTCATACTTTTGAGCCAGTTGCCGCTTGATGATCTCAAGTTTGTTTTTCTTTACCTGGTCATCATCACTCGCCTGAGGGAACATCTTTCTGTATTTCTCCTCGTCCTCTTTTCGCAACACACCGCTTTCCATGAATTTTCCAAAGGACTGAGAAGCCGACCGCATTCGCGCATCAAACGTTTGAGCATCCACATCGTATGGGTTTGCGGTTCTAAGCCTACCCGTAACTGGACCAAATTTGCCCTCATTCGCTTTAATTGCCGCCTCAACATCTGGGAGCAACCGAGCAACATTTTTCCCCTCATTGAGTGCCAAGACGGAATTCGCCGGGAGAATCTTTTGGCCATCCTGTTTGTTTTGGGTTTCCAAGCTGGATGTTGAAACGTATTTGTAATTAACGCCTTGCGCCCTTTCAGTAATTGGCTCTTTTGTGAAAATATCGACTGCCTTCCCGTTCTGATCCAATGTGTATTGGACCTCGTTTGAAGGAGGCTTAGATTCAAACGGAGAAAAAGTCTCCGTCATCGTTGTGTGCCCTTTGGAGTCGGTAGAATACCCCCTCTTAAAGTTCCCCTTTTGTGACGAAACTGCATCCGCTGTTTTAGCGGGAGCCATAACGCTCGCTGGCTTTTCTGCCGCTCCGTTTAGGTCTTGTTTTCGTGACGCCTCAAGGTCTGCGGCATACTGTGCGTTGATCCTCTGCTGATTCTTTATCATCATTTCCTGCTCTCGCCTGTTCTGCTCGAGCATGATGAGCGTCTTCGCCCGCTCGAGGGCCTGCTGTTGGCCGTTGAGGTAGCCACGGGCAAGGCCCTCCATGGCGGAAATGGCGGGGGACCGCTGAGCTCTTTCTGCGTCAATCAGTTCTTGGACGGAGGCCATGGCATTACCTCCCGATGCTCAAATTGTTCGTTGGGAGATTCCCCTGAGCATACGGGTTGTATCCGTAAGAACCACCACTGGGATAGTATCTTTGCATCTGTCTGTCGCTCTGCTGGTTTGACAAATATTGCCCTCCGATTTGGCCAACCAATCCGAGAAGATCGCCGTAAGGACTTGTGTTGATCGACGGGACGCCATAGTTCGCCGTCTGTCCGGCGACGGTCTGGGCGGCCTGGATAGGCAACTGCAATTCCTGCCGTCGGCGCAAAAGTTCAGCGTCACGGGCCTTGATCGAAGCGTCGTTCAATTGCCGCGTAAGTCCACCGTATTGCTGTGATGCCTGGATCTGTCCGAGTTTCGCCGCCTGCTGGGCCTCTCCGCTCTGGTATGCCAGCGGGATTGCCTGTAGGCGACGATTGAGGGACTCGTTCGTAAGATTGGCCAACTGCGATGTCAACGTTTCGTTACCGCGAGCCTGAATGTCCCCAAGGCTTCGAATGGTATCCGTTGAATACAAATTCCCTGCAAACCCGGCATTTCGCTTTAACGTTCTGTCGGACTCTCTGATCTGCCTGTTCACCTGTGCCTTGAACGGATCGTATTGTGCCGCAACGTCCGTGGGGTCCGTCTTGAGGTAATCCATCAAGGCGTTGTCTCCCGCGGCGTATTGAGAAGGGAGCCCCTGGTTTAGAAGGTCCTGTAGGGCAGACTGACCATGTCCTTCGATACCAGTCATGTTGTAATCGCCATACCCAAGCGGGATTTGCTCGCCAGCGGTGAAATTCCCAAACCGTCCCGTGTCGGCGAAGCCCATCAACTTCTGGCGGGCCGCCCTCTGCTCCGGCGTTTCAAGTGGGACCTGCTCTTGTTTCTTTTTACCCATGTTCCCGATAACCGAGGACAAAACGGCACCGCCACCGATCGCCACTCCACCCCACGTCCCAACCATATCGTGGTCACCGGGGACAATTTCAGAGAGAGGCGTTCCCTCTCGCGTCGTTACGTGCCATTCGGTTTCTGTCACTTTTTTGCCGAATAGGCCATCAACCGAAACGCCTGATACCTTAAGTTTTTCAAGAGCTTTGTTGAATGGGAGGAGGTGTCCGGACGGCGTCAACTCCATCAAACATTTGTAGTCGCGCCCTTTTTCTTTCAGCGCAAGGATAAGACAGTTCTTTTGGCTCAAGTCATACGCCAACAAAACCGGATCGTCATACGTTTTCGCGATCACGTAATCCTCGATTTTCTCAAGGTCCGTTTCATTGGTAACGTGAACCGTAATCCAAACAGTATCTTCCAATGCAATAATCGCCCGTTTCGTTCCAGGGGAAGAGATCATGGAGAGAGGGGCTTTTAGATGTTCGCGCCCGCGTTCCTCGGTAACAACGACAACCTCGCCTTTCATCAAGAAATTTGGGTGAGAATGTTTGTGTATTTTTCCCGTCAGTATGTGCCCCTTCGGGATGAATATTTCACGCACATAAACGCCCTCAGCGAACGAATGTTTCAAAGGCATTTCGGGAGAATCCCCAAAAGTCGCCCCTGGTATTTTTGACATCACGCTTTCAAGTTCAAAGATTTGTTTTCTGAATTTATCCCTGCTTTCAATAGCAGAGGATGCTGGCTTTTCCATTAATGCCGTCGTCATAAATTGTCTCCTGTCCTACCGATTTGTGGTACATGAGGATCGGCGTCCAAGAGCCGTTTTTGTGCGTCGTTCGATAAAGCACCAATAAATTCCGCCCTGCTTTTCTGTACTTGGGTCGCCACCTTGTCTGTCGATGCCGCCGTCTGGCGAATCATTTGCGCGTTCTCCACCAAGAGGATCGGCAAGAATTCAATCGCGCACCCGAATTTGTCAATCACGCCGTCGCCCTGCGGGTTCTTACCCAACAAATGCGTCCAGAATCGGCATTTAGCCTCGACGCATTTCTTGCCGATGAAAGGGCAAAAACTCATCAGTCTTTGGAAGCAATAATAATATCGGCGTACGCGAAAGTCCCAATGGCCGTTGACCCAGTATCACCGTGGCTATGTCCCGCCCCACCTCCGGTTGATGAAGATGTGAAATTCGTGCTTGAATCATCATTGTTAGAACCATAAGACAAATGTGTCGCGGGAGAGTTCCCGGTCCAGCCATCTACGGTATGAGTATGCGCAGGGATTTCATTTGTCGTAAGCGTATGACTTGCGGTGGTGTGAGTATGAGCAAGATCAGTCGATGCCGCCATTGTCCCACCAGTAGATCCACCAGTCCCGCCAGCCGTTACGACCCGCAGGAATTTGTCATTAACCGCCACTGCTGTCCAATTGACTGGGGCCGATGCCTGATAAAAAACCATTTTCGTCCCGGAAGGGATTATGTTTTGACCGATGTCATCCCAACTTGTCCCGTTATCGCGTTGCAGAACGTTACGCGTCGTGTCGTAGTAAAGCCCAGATTGTCCAGCAGTCGGTCTTTCTATCGTTGTCCCTTTTAGTCCGCGATAATGAAAAACCGGGTCCGTTGAAGGAGAAGAACCGGGAAAAACAGACTCTACCCCCTCCGCTTCCCCACATCGTAAAGCGTCCAGCATCGCATTTTTAAACTCGCGGATTTTGTCATCGCCCTGACTTAACAGATCTGAACCAACTGGTGTCGTAACGTCGAAATTCGCCATTTTATATCTCCTTAGAAAACCAAAAGTTTAAAAGTCTTTGAAGAAACGTCAGACTTCAAATAAAGAGTCGCGTTTGTGTTCGCCGTCGTTCCGTCGTATACGCTCCCGGCGGCTTCCTGGCCTGTTGCGATGTACCCAAGCGGAACCTTTCCAAGCCCATGAGAAACTGAAAACTCTGTCCCCGGCGTCGCATGGGAAACAACCGTCACCCGGGAAGCGTCCACGTTGTCGTCAATCAAAATACCACCGTCGAGGATCGACTTTAAGACCATCGCCCAATTGCTCAAAGATGTGATTAAGTCTTTGTCGAACTGGCGGAGTTTGTCGAACTGCTCCGTAAACAACGCGGGGAAGTTCGGTTCTGAAAATTTCGTCATCGCCGTGACTCCCGCGGATTTGCCTCGATCTGATATTTCTTGATCGTGAAAACCTGGTTTTCCGCCGTGTTCGTAAATCGAAAACGAATGGAAGAGGACACCACATCGAAATAAACGTTAATCGGCGCGTTGTCTTGAGGGTAGTAGCTCGTCAATGGAACGGTTCCGACGGATGTCCAAGAGTTCCCACTATCCGTCGAATACGAAACGTCAAAGGAATTCCCCAAAGCCCACAATTCCAGGCCCGTCCACCTCATCATCGTGTCGATGTCTGGAATCCCAAAATCGGTAGACGTGAATTCCTTCGTTTCCCAGAGGGAACTTATGGCCGTCGTTCCATCGGATGTCGCCCCGGATTCTCTTTTGTGCGTCACTCCGCTCGCATTCCCAAAAGCAATAACTTTGTTGAGAGAAAGCGCGTCACTCGAATCCCATCGTTTTACCTGGCTGTCCCACGTTCCAACCGCTGAATCCCATGTAGTGGATGCCGTATTCAGGTACAAGGACATGGCCGTACAATTGGGCCGATCATCCCGGTAAATCTGTCTCGTCCGCCAGTTGTATTTATAGATCGTGCTGGGGTCCGTATCGGACCCGATAGGGATAGCAACCCAATACTCGTCAAGCTCGTCAACGTATACGGCGTTCGCCCGCGTGACGGCACCGGGGTTTATGGTTTCCCGCAATTCGTCTTGAATGGGAGAATCAATAAGAGGGGCGGTGATCCCGTTGAATAAGTGAATCCCGTCCGTCCCCAAGAAAATCTGTTCTCCGCTTGGGATGTTCGCAATTGTCGCATCGGCGACGCACCCCACACCTGTTGATTTTCTGTCAAACCGAAATACGTCCGACGTTGTCACCAACTGTCCAAGATAGATTGACGACCGCTTATGAATCGTCAAGAAATTCCCAAAGATTCCAATGCCCGTGATGTCCTCCGGGTCCTCCAAAAGGTCCGCGCTCCCAGCGTTTCCACCCGTCCATGTTTCACAGTCTCCGGTGTCGCACCATTGAACGCGGCTGTAATACGTATTCCCACCAGTGGTCACATAGCCCAAAATAAGATATGGCCCAAAGGCACGGACGAATTTCGCAATGGGAGGAGTTCCACCAAGGAGCTGAACGTCTCCGGCAATCCCAACTTTCCTTATAGCGTCTATCCCATTCGTAAATACCGCAATCTTTTCAGCCGACAACAAAGGGAACCCAACGCTCACATTGTCGTCCGATGTTCCTGTCAGCGCTGTCCCCGTAATGTCTCCCCAGACGCTCGTTGATTTGTCCAAATATTCAACTTTCGTCAAACCAACCCGAATCAATCTGTTGGCTGACCCGACCTGCAATTCAAACAACTTCATTACCCGCTCCCCGAGCGATGCCCCCAGCAAAGAACTCCCGGACCGCTTACGGATGATGTTACGGTTAAACTCCATGTTCCGGATGTTGTATGCCGACCTCTCGTCAACGTATTCCGCTGGCCTGTCAATGACAAGCCCTTTTGACGGGAGCGGAATGTTTAGCTTGACCATTACATGTCCGCCTGTTTCATGGCAAAGACTGCACGGGTGTTCTTTTTCTCTCGGTCAACAAATTGGGTCAACTCATTCTCAAACCGGACCCGATATCTATCGGCGAGATCGAATAATTCGACAACCTCTAACACTCTCGCCAACGCCCCAAACTTCACGCATTCCCGCGCCTTGTCGGTAAAAATAATTCCAGTTGAAACGCTCGTCACCGGGGTCGTTAGGAACGTCGAATAATCCAACTGGTAGGAGTAAGTGATGTCGTCGGGAACTGGTCCAAGCAGAATCTTTTTACCGAAGACGCAATAATGCGTTGGCTCCCCATCGATTGGGTCCGCTCCGTCCGGATCAGGAAACTTTTCGTTAAATTCCTGCTTAGAGAGTTTCGTCAACGTGTATGAATCATCCCCATCGCTCCATCTCACATCGCCCAACAAATGCCCAAAGTCATCGGGGAGGTCAAGTTTGTAATCTCCCAACACATCAATACCCGCCGCCGTGTAGGCCTCAACCTTGTTCTCCTCAAACCCAAACTTCTCGCACATATCCATAATTGTGTCGTTAATCGCATCATAGACTTCGCTCACTTTGTCGGTCCGCTTAAATGTGCGAATGATGTAGTCGTAAAGTTCTGGCCCCGTCATCTTTTCCATTGCGTCCCCTTCTTCTTTGGTAATGCTTCGATCACCAAACCATCGTCACTGATTAACAAAAACAGGAGCATTATTTTATTTCCGTTGATTTTTGTTTTTCCTCTTCTTCGCAATAAACATCAGACTTCAACATAGACAAACAAAAATTCATGGCCCCGATATTTCGCTCGATTGCGCTCCTACATGAAGTGACCTGCTCTTCTAGCCATGCTTTAGTTGGGCGGATTTTTTCTTTTAATTCGGAATCTAGATTATTTTCGATCATGCCAGTGTCACCCATTTCCAAGACCCGTTATAAACTCCGAGCTTGTTATTTGTCGTGTCGTAAACCATCGGAACTCTGCCTGTGTTCGTGTTCGGCGTCCCTGTTGCCACGCCCGCGCACGATGCCAGATAAAGGAATCCCCCCTGCGCATTTGTTGCAAGTGCCGCATGGTTTAAAATGATGCTCCCGTCTTCCGTTATATTCAAATTCCGGTATTGTGTAGTAGTGCCATTCTGAACCGTATAGAATTCAATCCCACACCCATAATTCCCAGCGGACCAATTTTGGGATGCTATGAGACGGATTTCTGGACCGTGGGCAAATGCGCTTGAGCTTCCATAGTGTCCAACCCCGACGACGGAACCAAACGCGTCACCACTTAACAATGCGGTCATGCTAGAAAATGTCCCGTTTGCTCGATCGAATGCCAACCAATTCCCACCGCCCACACGGACAGTCTGAAGTCTCATCTTCGCATCGAAACCTTGCGCTCGCGCTTGAATTAGCCCGGTACTACTGGCAAGGAGTCCATAGTCAAGGCGTTCTCCTACGAAAAAATAATTATGCGTATCAAATTTCGCCACTCCTGTATTTCCACGAGAAAAACTAATTTCCCCCGACCCACTGCTTGGCGCATTAATGTTTACTCCATACCCATCACCAGCAATAAAGTAATTCGATAAACCAACCTTCACGTTTCCCTTTGCAAATCCCATGAAATCACCAACGCTGAGGGAGCCAATAGAAAGGTAATCGGCCCCGCCTTTTATTACCAATGCGTCAACAGGTTCAAAATTACCAACCCCAACATTTCCGTCACCATCGTAAGTTAGCCAAGGGAGATTTATATTTGAAATGTGATCCCTTATGGTCCACGCCGTAGTCATGTCGTAACCTCCAAATTTGCGCGGGCATTCCACCCGTTCGCCACGTTCTCCCCGTGGTCAGGCGTTTTCAATTTATCGACCGATGACCGTGATCTTCCCAGTCGCACCAGTCCAGTCGGTGGCCGCAGTTCCGGCCGCCGCCGTAGTCACAACGGTGATGACCAACCCCGAGAAGGTGGCGAAAATGCCAGCCAACGCGGCATCGTAACCAGCCGTCAAACGAGGAATAACCGCAAGAATCTCGGAAATACCATGCGTCGCGGCGGTCAAAGTCACCGTGTCCGAAGCAGAAGCGGGGACAATGTCCAAAAACACCATTTTATAATCGCCCGCAAACTCCGTCGCACCAACCAAAGTTCCAGTAATAGCACCCATATTTTATTCTCCTTTGTCCGCGCTTAGAGAGCGGCGGCGGCATCAACGGCAATAACTCCATATTCTTTTCCGTTGAACATCGCTTTTTGTAGTCCGCCGATGAAGTTTGCGGCCACGCCGTCCTTGTTTTTATAGTCAAACGTTTCGACCACAAGCGCGTCGGGATTAGAAGCCTCCGCCATCAAAACAGCAGATTGACCGCAGAGAAGGTTCCGGGCGCAGTCCACGGCGCAGTCGGTCCCAGTCGCGGCCCCACGGAATGAGTTTCCGGCCACGCTCACATCGAGCCAAGGCACGAATTCATTTTCCAAGAGAAGCACGTTCGACCAATAGCCAAGCGCACCACGGAAAATAGGGTTCTTGTCCCCACGTTCGCGGGCGTATTGTTGCGCCGATTTCCAGTCGGAAGATTTCCGAATGTCCCGGGCGCAGAGGGGGTGCAGATACATCACATAGAATGAATCACCGCCACTCTGGATTTTTTGGATTTTCGGGTTAGCCAGCTGAGCCTTAGTGGCCGCCGCAGTAACCAGGTCCAACGTCATGGTGTCAGCCGCCGCGAGGGCGTCGGTCCCGGTCGTTTCGGCACATATATACCGATTTCCAACCCCGGCCGCTTCGTCCGCGTCAGGAATGTAGTCGGGAGTGTTCGACCAAGCCGCACGGGTTCCAACCACAACGCCGTTGGTGTCCACGAGCGTGGTGTTAGTAACGCCGCCGAGTTTAAGGAAAATCTGGCGGCAGAGGAATTCTTTCATCCACATGCGCAGATTTTCGCGGGACGCTTTGATTTGGTCATAGACGGTCTTCTGAGCGTCCAGTTTCCCAGTCAAACGCACCGCATTACGGATTTGGTCGATAAGAACTTGTTCGGAATACGAAGCCATAGACTCTTCGTTACCTTCCAGTTCGCTATCGCCAGTCACCCCGGCGCCGGTCAAGCGCGCAACCAAACCGAAGGTCTGAGTGTCGCCTTTCGATTTCTTCAGGTCGCGGGAGACGTTAACCACGTTGTTTTGCCCTTCTCCCATAAACTGCATTACGTTTTCTACATCGCGTTGCACATCATCAAGAAGCTCTTTAGCCCAAAGCTCTTGACGAAGCGCGTCAATGCTAACTGAGTTAGCCATTTGTGTTTCTCCTTTAAGGTTTTATCCTCGCAGGAGCCTGGCGTATTGGTCAGGGTGCTTTTCGCGGAAAGACAAGCGTTGTGTCGCCGTCATGCGGTTTAAGTCCGCTAACGAAACATCGTCAGGAGACACCACCCGCCTTCCGCCACCACCCGCAACCGACGCGCTCGAAGCCCTACGTAGGGTGTTCTCTTCAATGCGCTTCATCTTGTCGGGCGTGAGGCCCCCGTTTGCCTTTGCTTCGGGTCTTAGAGCGGTCCCGTTCGTTTGCTCGTCGGCTTTCTTGCCGTGTAGCGGATGTAATTGCCCAATTTCGTAGGCGATAATCGCGCCGTTGTAGTCGTCCAGTCCAAGGCGATCGGCATTGGCCGCCGCCTCTTGTAAATCTCGAAATAGCTTAACTGCTTTCGCTCTTTTCCACGGTTCCGGAATAGCGTCTAGGTTCTTAATCACTTCTTTTGCCAGTGTTACCGTCTCGTCAAAGTCCGGATTCATCTCTCTGGCGTATTCCTCCTGGGCCTGTTGGGCCTCCGCCACTGCCGACGCCCTAGCGTTCACTGCCTGAGCTCGCCGTTCGGCTTCCTTCGCGTCCTGTGCTTGAAGCTCCCGAACTGCCCGGATCGTTAACGGCCTGTCTTCCGGATCTTCCGTTTGATCCCCGTCGCCTTCCGCCTTGGCCGCTTGTGGGGCGGTCAGCTTCGCTTCCAACGCTTCCCGCGCCGCCCTCTCTTTCGCAAGCTCCGCTTCCAGTCGTTGCCGCGCCGTCCGCTCGTTCTTCATGCGGAAATAAATCCCGCGCATCGGGTTCCCAGGAGGAAGAATCCCCTCTAAAGCCTTTTGTTGCTCCTCTGTCAGGTCGTAGGCCGGGATTCCCGAAGGATTCCGTTTCCCAGCGTTCTCCTCGACCTTCACCGCTTCCACCACTTTCTCTTCCGGCTTAGACTCCGCCTTCTCTTCCGCCTTTACCGCCACGGGCTCTTTCTCTTCTTCCTTCTTCGCCTTCGCGATCATGCCGCGCTTTTCGGCTGATTCGATCTCCGCCTTGCTCCACCCACGGGCTTTAACGTCATCCCGTGTAGGAATTTCGTTCACCACTTTCACTTCCGGCTCTGCAATCTCTACCGTCGCTTGAATCACGTCAGACATTTTTTTCTCCTCGTGTTATCCACGTTTTGGGTTAATCCACATCCCCTTCCCATCATTCCCTGCCCTGTACCACATGTGAGGATTAGTATCCTCACCAATCAAAACAGTCCCGTCAGGTGCCTCAAAGTATTTTTGCCCCGGACCAAGCGGTTCTAGTTTCGGCTTCACTTGCACGGCTTTCGCGGTTTCTTCCCTTTCTTCTTCATGACTTACCTCCTTTTCTTTTTGTTCGACTACTTCAGGAACAACGACTACCTCACAAATTCCATGCTCCTCTTCCACTTCTGTAGATTTATTTCGTGAACCTTTAGGTCTGCCCATAATTCCCCCTTATCCCGCGACCGGCGCTCCCATTTGTTGGGATTGTGCCATCCGCGCGTTTTTGATCGCATCGACGATCTTCGTTTTCGTCGCTTGCGGTAGTTGACTCTCTTCAATAATCAGTTCCGGCGAAATTGCGCCGGGGAAAGCTTGACCCAGTTCTTTCAGCTCTGTAGCGTTCGCCATGCGGAGCGTCTCGCTCGATACCGCCTCTCCCACGCTCACGTCATATTCCCCGAGGTCGCCGCTTAGAACCTCCGCAATAACCAATTCAGCCATCTCTTTATCGTAGGCCATCGGCTGTCCCGTGGCGTCGGTCATTGGCTCCGGCCGGCCCGTCTGCTCATTGGTCAGCATCAAGGGCGGGAAATTCTTCTTTAAGAAAGCATCGCCCAACACTCGC